ATAAAGAAAAGTTTTGGTTCCCTGATCCAAATATGCTTCTTGCCACAATAGATGTTACAGAACAATCTAAACTTTTCAGCTTAGTTAACTTAAGTCAAAATCCAGTTAGTGCTATCATTAAAAAATCTCTTGACGCGAGATTGCCTATTAAAGGATTTGATATTACTGCTCAGGAATATTTCGGTGCTAATAACGTTCCGAACTTCATGAATCCTTATGATTATATCTCAGATTATTTCGTTGATATAATTATAGTTAGCGGTAATTGGACTAAATATCAAGAGCTTTCTCTAGATCCTATTTACTCATCATACTTTACTTCTAAGGGATTTGTAAAAGATCAAATTGATAACTTCTTGGCACTGAAAGAGGTAAACGTTGTACTTAGTGTTACCGGATGTTTAATTCCAGATTTTATAGATCAAAACGGAATCACACAGTACATAAAGACCCTCGTTAACAATCAGGTTGGACAAACAGGAATTCTTTGTGCGGTAAACGAAGAAGCCCTTGATGATCTTTCTTCTGGAGATTATTCTTACATTGATTTAGTAGGACATCACCTAACAGGTGCTTTAAATCCTGCTAACCCAGAAATTAATGAAATTGATTTCTTAAGCTATAGCTCTCCACTTACAGCAGATTTTACATACACACAAAATAGTAATACTATAACAGATCTAGACAACCCTTATGCTGATTTAATAGAGGTTGGAACTACATTCGTTGATGCTTTCGGTTCTCCAAGCGTAGACGGAGTATTCGAAGAAGATTTTGCAGCATACAGCTCAACTAACTTAGATTCAGGTTTACCGTATCTACAAACAAATTTCCAAGGAGCTGATGCAGCTAGCAGAAAAACTGCTTTGAAAAACTTTTTAGCAGTAACTGTAACTTCTCCAGCTTCTAAATTTATAGTAGGTAAAGTAACAGGTAGCCTAACAGGAAATGTTGAAGCTAAAAAAGCTTTTGCTGCTAACGATATTGTTAAATTAAAAGTTGAAGAAGTTAAAGAAGTAACAGTTTCCCCAGGAAACGTTCAGCTAAGAATTAAATGGTCACACCCATTATTTAAAGCTGCTTCTCCTTTAGTTTCTCCTTGGTATAGAACAAATTTAGGAGGAAGCCACTATCAGTTCTGTAAGGCAGACTATTTTGATAGATTTGACCCGATTGAAACAAGTCCTGGTCCTCTTGGAAGTCCAATTCCAATTGTTCCTCAGGTTACAGGTAACTTCACCTATTTCGGATATGCTGAATCTAAACTATTCTTGGATCACAAAAATGGCTTAATCAGCGACGGTGACGTTGTTTACAAAGCATATGACGGATCTTCCGTACAGTACGTTAAGTTTGAAAATTCAGTTGATAGAGACGGATTTGAAACTGTTGAAATGAAAGCATATGTTGATGCTGACTTTACAACTTCAGAAGCTGCTGTTGCACTGGGAGTTAGTTATAAAACGTCTTCCACCGGGTCAGCAGACACTGTGGATTCAGACCAACTTAACATAGTATCAATAGCTGGTAACTTAAATCAGTTTGTTAACGTTATCTCTGTTATCTCATCTAATCAGATCGAAGTTTCGGTTACTGAAGTAGCAGAAACCTCTCTAAAAGTTGGAGATCTCCTAGTTTCTCAGGATGTTGATTCATTTGAGAATTCAGTAGGAAATAAGCTAAACAGATTAACAAGAATTATAGAGGCTAAAAAGGTACCAGTACCTGGATCACCTGGTAATTACACTATCTATGTAAAAACTGATAGACCTATCCTTCTATATTCTGGTGCTAATGCTAGAGTTAATAAATTTAGACAGATTCACCAATTTGTAGAAAGCTATAAATTCACATACCTTCCAGGATTCCAGCTTAAGACATCACATAAACCTAATGGTTCAGACGATAGATTAGACGAGATCCTAGATGTTTTATACAATACAAATATTGCTAAAACGCTATCTGATAGAAATATTATTACATTCAGATATGTCGTTGATACCTTTGATGGACAGATTCAAACAAATTCAAAACATCAATTAGCTAAACTTGCTAAGGACAGACAGAAATGTCTTGCATTGATAAATGCTCCTTCAATGGAGAAATTTAAAGAATCCATTGATCCAAGATTTACTGATGCTCCTTCAGCTACAGATCCCGCTCCTTTATTAAGAGCAAAGTATATCGCAGAAGGCGGAAACCTAGAGTTAAATCCTTCATTCAGATTTACTTTACCTGACGAAGATAGCGGAGCTAAATTCTGCGGTGTGTTTGGACCTTTCCTAACAATCAGAGAGAATGGTAAAAACTTTAATATTCCACCAGCAGCTCACGTAAGTAATAACTTCATTAGAAAATTTGTTACTGGAGAGCCTTATTCAATTGTAGCTGGTCAGAAAAGAGGGGTACTTTCAGGATCTAACCTAGTTGGTCTTGAGTATGATTTCTCACAAGATGACAGGGATTTCTTAGAGCCATTCGGATTCAACCCAATTATCAGAAAGAGAAATATTGGATTAGTAATATTCGGTAACCAAACAGGATATCAAAGAACTAACTCTGCATTTAATAACTTGCATGTTAGAGACCTATTAATCACGCTAGAAGAGAGCGTAGAAGATATTCTTTCTAATTACGTGTTTGATTTCAACGAAGACTCAATTAGACTTGAAATTAAAACAATAGTAGACAACTACTTAAGCGGTGTTAAAAATGTTGGAGGTATCTATAACTTCTTAAGTATTATGGATTCTTCTAATAACACACCAGCAATTATTGATCAAAACTTAGGAATTATTGATATCATAATTGAGCCTGCTAGAGGCATTCATAAGTTTATCAATAGAGTAACTGTTACTAGAACAGGAGGTATAGCTTCAGGTGGATTCATCCAATTTAGTTAATTTGATGAATAGAGTGCAAGAGAAATATATAAAATAAAAAATGGCAGGATTACCACATTATACATCTTCGAAAGCGGCAGTAAACAAATACGAACCGATTTATACGAATCAGTTCGAAGTTGTTATTACTCCTCCTGCTTCTGTTGTACCACCTCAGGGAAATCCTAATAATGGTAATATTCTTCTAGAACATGTAAAAAGTGTGGAAGGATTAGGAGTAGATCAGAATCCTGGGGAAATAACACAGCAATACAAAAATGCTAAGAGATATTATTCAGGAGCAAAACCAGGACAAACTGGATTTGATCTAACAATAAATTTTGAGGTAAACCTGGACGAAAATAATTCAATGTACGTCTTTAGAACTATGAGACAGTGGGCAGATTTGATTTACAATCCGCTTACAGGAGCACTTGGATTAAAAAGGGATTACACAGGAACTATCGTAATTAGCGTTTTTAACAAAGCTGGTGACGTTTTCAGAAGAATCACGTGTAAGGATTGCTTCATTATGTCAAATTTAAGTACTATGGAGCTTAACTACACTAATACTCAAATATGGCCTTTGAGGGTTCAATGGGCAGTAGATTATTTTGATGACGTATTTTTATAATAATTAAATAAAAAATGGCAGGACTACCACATTTTACAAGTGCAAAAGCAGCAGTAAGCCTATACGAACCGGTTTATCTAAATCAGTTCGAAGTTATAATTCAGCCTCCTGCAGCGGTGTCAAACCCTGTCGGAAATGGCGGAAGAAGCTTATTGGTTGAAAACATAATTTCAATCGGGGGTTTTGAAGTTGATAAAACACCAAGACCAGTGGAGCAAAACTATAAATTTGCAAGAAGAAGATATGCAGGCGGTGCAGTTGATGATACCGGCGCAAGAATTAGATTGCAGTTCCACACAAACTTGGACGATAACAATTCTAACTATGTTCACAAGACCCTCAGAGAATGGTCAGATTTAGTTTACAATCCTTTAACTGGTGCAATGGGTATTAAAAGTACTTATGCAGCTAATACATACGTTTTAGTTAGTATGTTTAACAAACAGGGTGATGTATTTAGAAGAGTTAAGTTTTTAAATTGCTTCCCAATCGAAGCAATTACTCCTTTGCCATTAACGTATGAGGGAGG